CTTCATTGAGTTAGGCGTGATCTCCCAATTAAAGCCTTGAGCTTGCAAAGTCTTAACGATAGTTGAGCCATCGGGTTGAACATTTGTAATCTTTAGATTTGAGAAGTAATCCATGCCAAGCATCGTTGCTGTTGGTACATCTGTGTCCAAGAGATCAACCGTCATTTGGTCAATTCTGATATCTGTCGATGCGCGGGTTGCGACATAGATCTTGGCAATATTCAGAGTGTCTGTATCGGTCTGAGCTACTAGGTTGGCTTCATTCAACTGATGCGAGAAGTATTTGGCTATAGATGCAGCGTTCTCAGATACTTGCTGAGTGCCACCTACGCGAGTCATGCCAGCGCTGTTGATGATCAACTTATCGTCAAAGGCGAAAGTCAGGTTGCTATAAGGGATGCCAGTAGTCTGATTAAACTCAATAGGAGTGTTACCGTATTTTTTAATCACATTTGTGCGGTTGATAAAGACTGCTGTGCCAGCCGTGTTAATAAAGAAAGCGCCTTGCTCAGAGAATTCAGCGTTCTTTAGGGCATCTAAGGCAGTTCTAGAAGTTGATGGATCTGCCACACAGGTGGTATCTCCTGTGTCGATCGTACGCATCGAAGTCGGAAACGATACTTGGTCGAGGATCTTTCCTATTCTGGTTCCCGTATCTTGACCAGCGGTAGCCGAAGCCACATTTGTAATACCCGCTTGCTGCATGAGGCGAAAGGCATCTGTGCAGATAATGTCCACATAAGCTGTTTCTTGCCCCTGTGGATAGTAGTACTTATAGTCGATGGTGTAACCGCTAAAGAGGAAGTAACCCACTCCACCAGTAGTTGCTGATACGCGCAGTTTGCGAAGGGGAGTTAGATAGCCATAATAAGGGCTAGAAGTGTTTTGTGGGTTGAAGTATGAGTTGGGATCCATAACGCGAACGGTGGCTGTGCCAGCCTCGTAGGTGTCGCGCATAATGTTTCGTCCACGGTTAATGGTGATCGAGCGTACATCTGGAGTTAAATCAACTGTTGGTTCTGGAGTAGTAGTTGAAGCAAGCGTGCCAGTACCTAAAACGCCATACTTGGCATCTCCGATAGTAAATGGATAGCCGAAAGTAGCGCCAGAAGTAAAGTCAAAGCTAACCGAGATTTGTGCTGGTAATGCCATTAGCTAAAGCTACTCTGTAAGCGTTCAAGGGTTAGGATCTTGCCAGAAAGATAATTATTAGTCTGAACATTACTAATAGCCCCAGTCATTTCCTGACCATCGAGCATTACCTGAACATTAACTACAGGAGTTGAACCGTAAAGACCACCTGAAAGACCCGCTTCATATTGCTGGCGGCTTGTTAATTTTGGAATGTCTGGCATGTTGCCTGTGCGTGGATCGTAAGGAGCATTGCCTACGAACTCAGGATACGGACTGCCTGTGACTGCACCACCACCAGTTGCGCCGACACTAGGCGTAGGTGTTACCTTGCTTAGAGCGGCAATACGCTTAGCGATCGCCTCGGCATCCATGAGGCTCGTAATCCAAGAAGCAAAAGGATCTTTAGCATTTGGCAGACTTGAATAATAAGCCACTAAATCTTTTGTTAGACCCTGAGCCTTAGCAACTTCACCAGCGAGCTTAGTGGCTTCGCTAACATTTTCTGTGAGGATCGCTAATTGCAATTTAAGTTTGTTGCGCTCTTCTTCTGTGATCTTGCCCTGTAGCGCAGCGATAATCTGGATCTGATCCATGTCGAAAAGATTTGTTGCCTTCTTTAATGCGGCAGCCTTCTTCTCTTCGTCGGTTTTCTTCTTGGCTAGCTTGGCAAGTTCTTGTGCGCGCTTCTTTGCAGCGGCTTCCAACTTGGCTAGCGCAGCAGCCTTTTCCTTTTCGGATAATAGATCAGCCTTACGCTGTAGCTTCTCTTGCTCTAGTCTCTGAGCAGCGCCAGCATCGGTGAATACTTTTCCAGTCTGGTTCCAGAGTTTCTTGCCTATGAATGAGACTATGGCTATTAGCTGCTTGAAAACTGGCATATTCGCGATGTCGCGTAAGCCGATAGCAAAGCCTCGGATAAAGTCTGCAATACCAGTAGCAATAGCGTCGATCTTTTCAGCAAGATCAATAATAGAACTATCGCCAGCAAGCGTGCCTAGCGCATCTACAATTCCTTTACCGATCGCTTCTTTAGCGTTATCTGCTGCCACCTTGAGAACGCTTAATTTGCCAGCGTAAGTCTCTAAGTAGGCTGCGTTGCTGCCGCTGAACTGCTCGTTTAGCTTTGCTTGGATCTCAGCAAAAGACATTGTGGCAAGTTCGGCTTTAGTTAGACCAAGATTATATTTAACTAAGCCGCGTGTGTTTCCAACATAAGCCTTGCCAAGATCATCGGCTACTGTTACTAAATCGTAAGTTGAGCCTCGGCTGATATCTATTGCTTGACCAAGGATCTTTTGTGAATTAGCCAATGAGCCTGTAGTGGTCAGCAAAGCCTGAAACGCTGGGCGAAGTTGGTCATCAAGAACACCAGAAGTAGTCTCTAGATCCTGAATGAACTTAGCGATATCAGCATTAGCAAAGCCAATGCCTAAGTTATCTACAACTTTTGCTAACTTGGCGGCAGCTGCTTCGTCATCTGCAAAAGCCTTAACGGATGCCTTACCAAATGCTGTGACCGCTGCAACGGATAGACCAACACCGAAGGCTCTACCAAGAGACTTTACCGATTTGGTTAGCTTGTCGGTTGAACTTTGCGCCTTCTTAAATGCTGGCGCGCCTACGAACTCCGAGGCAATTCTAATAATTACATTGCTCATGCGGCTCTCTTTATATCTACTATTTGAGTTCGGCGGTTAAATCTATCGGTTGTATTCTCGATCGCCTTAAAGACTTTAGCATTGGCTCTGCCTTGGGTCTTAGCCCAAGCTCTAAAAATCAAGCGACCCATCATCTTATTATCTTTCTTAGCCGAGCCATAAAGGTTGCCAAGATTAGAGATGAACTGGTTTCCAGCATAAGGATTAACTGAGCGAGATACGCCTTTACTTGCGCCACCTGCTTTTGGACCAACCCAGTCTTGTCCCTGACCATTTTTACGACCAGCGGTTTCATAGATCGCACCGATCATGGACTTATTCTGGATGCGGATTAAGTTCTTAAAGCCTTGGGCATTAACCTTCGATGGAGTTGTTTTATAGACGATGCCTTTTCTGATCTCTGCTGCATCATATTTAGGGAACTTATGACCGCCATCTGTGGCTCTAGGAGCCCAACCAGACATAGGACTTTCAGCGGGAACGAACCCACGAGCTTCGGCAACGATCGGTTTAAGGATGCTGCCTAGCTCTTTAGTTAATTCTTTAGCTAGATCTGGTGCATACTGATTAAGCGCTTTGCGAAGTGCGATGCCGCCCACTAGCTCTGTTGGCACGCTCCACCTCTTTCGCTTCGTCTCTTAGTGCCATTAGTAGCACCTTAAACATTGTGTGATCTAAGTCAATTAAGACTTGGGGCGAGAGTCCAGTACGCAGCGATAATCTCGCTACGAGATAGTGAAAAGACTCTCGCGTTATGCCAAAGGGTCGTCGTCTAGCACTTCCACGCTCTTGAGCGTTTCCATGAACGAGTCACCAAATGGCTTAGGCGCTTCACCTGCGCGACGGCTGCAACTCCAACACAAATAGTAGATATAAGTCTGCATCCCCTCTTCAACAATAGCTTTGTGAAAGCCTTTCTTGAAGTGAGTCTCGAACTCATATTCAACAGCTGGTGTGACCTGATATTCAGCGACACGATCATCTGTATAAGTTACTTTGAGTTTTGCCATTTTTGCCCCTTAGTTAGTTATTGAGTTTTACCAAGTACCAGTAGTCGCAACTGCTGTCTTTGAATTGCAAGTATAGGTAAGATCTAGCATACCTTCATCAGCAACAGCGCCGTTGATGTCGGTGAGGTTGTCGATCAAAATTGTGCCAGTATAAAGTGGGTTTGTGGTTGATACTACTGCTGTGCTGTCTTGGATAGCCTTAAAAGCAACTGTTGTTCCATAAGCTGCTTGAAGTGTGGCTCGTACTGAACCAGCGCCTGTAGCTGCGTTATCGTTCAAGAGTGAAATTGTTAGCGTATCGGCTGAGAGTCCAGTTACGAATTGGTGGGCATCTGATCCCATGGCTGTGACTTCGATCTGATCTGCGCTACGGTTTAGAGTGAAAGCGGTCACATGGTCGCTAAAATCTACAGGTGTTGCGCCGAGCTTGAACCCGACTTTGTTGTTTAGAAAAATCGCCATGATTATTCCTCATCTTTCTTGGCTGTTGGTGTTGTTGGTTTTGGTGTTTCTACTATCTGACCTATCTTCTTTAGAAAAGCCAGTTCTTGAGGTGTTAGATCAGACATATCAGCTCCAGTTACTTAGAATTGAGACTTGCATCGAACATGTTAAAAGATCGCCCGTTGCAGATGCAAATACGCTAGGCGTACTTACAGTACCTACATTATAGACGATAGAGGAAGCCGCTAGTTTGTTAAACACGGAGACTAGCATTTCCTCAATTCCATTTAAGTTGCCTTCATTATCCAAAAGGGGAACATAGATATTTACAGAAAAATGAACTAAAGGCGCAATAGTGTTATAGCCATTGTTGCTTGGCGTAACATAAGG